AAACAAGGTGCAGCGTTACTGATAAGTTCGTCTCTTGGGTTTTTAGATAGACTACCTCCATCAAAAGGAAAGTCAACCATAAGAAAAGAGGCAAATAGATTAGCAGCAATTTTTGGTATAGTCAACACACTTAAACCACAGAAAACAATAGGATTATCATCAAAACTAGAATGGTGGGGTGGTAGTGGTAGTGGTATGACTGCTCGTAGCACTGATGGAAGTGAAGGTGGAGATGGACAATCATCTAAGGGATTAAATGACCAAGGGGGAGATGGGAAAGGTTTGCCTATCAACCTTACAGCCTTGCGGTTTGCGGGAGCAGTGACACTTTTTGGTGCAGGATATTATATACCTAAAATGTTTCCTAGTACTGTCAAAATGGATTATACTGAACAAGTTGATGATTTTGTAGAAAAAGAAGGTTATGAAAAATCAACTGAAACAGATTATTTTGCAGAAGGGAGTGGTGATACTCTTACAAGAGGAGAGACAAGTAGAGAGAAAATAGAAGCACTTTATGAAAAACTTACTGGAAAAGCACCTTTGTATGGTTTTCTTGGTGCGAAAGATCCGTTATTAAGAAAAATGTTAAAAGCAAGAAATAATCCACAAAAATTAAATAAGATTATTAATGAATCTGGTTTTGTTGAAGAAACGGATGATGAAGAGAAGGAAGAAAAACCAGATAGACTTGATGAAGCGTTGTATGGCAAGGAAGCAAGGGAACGAGAGAAAAAAGCAAGAGCGAGGGAAGAGGCAGCATGGAAAAATCCTGATCCTTTCAAACATGACAAGTATTATCGTCCTATTGTGTTGAATCCACCCACTGCAAATGCATGGGAGAAAGCAGTCAATGCTGCTAAAAAAGATGGTATTAACTTACCACGTCATGTAACATCTTCATATAGAAGTAACGAAGAACAAGCAGCATTAGTAGAGCTGGCTGCTAACGGTAAGAAATATGTTGTAAATCCTGCAAAACCAGGACAGTCAGCACATGGACAGGGTTGGGCAATTGATATTATGAGTCCAAGTCCTGCAAACGATTGGATGAGAATGAACGCTAAACAGTTTGGGTTTGAGTGGCAGGGTGAGAAGGATCCAGTTCATTTTGATTTTATTACTAATGAAGAAAATACAAAATATTTACAACATGGCAATGATTCGTGGATTCCCGAAGAGAATAAAAGCAAAACAATAGAATGGAGAGATAGATACGACCCAACACCAGGAGAGATAAGTACTAAAGCAGCATTAAAAAAATGGAGGGAAACGAAACCAAACATAGACCCTTGTGATTGTGATTCGGCAGTAACATCTATAAATGAGGAACCAGTAAATCAGGGATTGCAAAATTCAACGGGAAAGGAAGTCACTCTCTCACAAGTTATTACTGTACCACAATCACAAATAGTTCCAGTTTTTGTTCCTCAAAATACAGAAAATGAAGAAGAGGATTCTAACTCTATCATAGATCCTTTTAGTAAGGCAGTTATATCTGAGGGATACGTAGCATAATGAAAGCATTACCACCAGCTATGTCGAATCAAGGTATTGGACTTTCTAAGTTCATATCCAATCCTAGTGCCATTACAAAGGCAATGGGCATTCCTGCTTCTCAACAAACTGTTGATGTAAGTGCCACTGACGTAACATCTAAATCTAAAGTAGCACCAGTAGCACAACCAACACAAAATCTTGTTCCAGATCCAGTGGTAGCAATGGGTGTGGATCCTAAAACTGGAAAATATTTAACTCCAGAAGAGAGGAAAAGACAATTTAAAGAACGTAGAGCGAAGAGAGCAATGGGAATAGATCCTGATCTACCACAGGCAGGAGAAATATCAAAAGTTGACACGTTAGAAGATGCAGGAATAGGTGAAGATCAAGTCAAAAACAGAGTAAAGAAAGATTTAGAAGATGAGTTTGACATAGATCCTAAGATGAAGAAAGCATTTATGGATGCCTTAGCACTTCCTGTTAAGTCTGCTGCTGTTGCAATAACAGATTTACTAGAAAAAATCCCTGCACCAAGTAGAGAAGCATCTAAGATATTGAACAGAAATATTAATAAAATTAACGATGCATTTAATTTAGGTGCTGCTACTACTGAAGTTGCTAACGATGAAGCAGATAATGATAGGAAAGGTAAAAAAGGAACGGTTCTAGGTGGTATTATATCTAAAATATTCAATCTCTTTACTGGTAACAAAAGTGCTAGTGGAAATGTTGGTGGTGCTAGTGATAATGGTTCTAGTTCTAAATCTAAATCAGGTGATAGTTCAGGTCTCATCTTGGGAGATGCTACTGAAGGTAGGAGAGCACCATATACAGGAACTGCTGATGGCATAGGATTGGGTGATGGCAAAGTTTCTCGAAGCAAACAAAATAAAGCTGGTAAACCACGTAGCGGTAATATGACAATGAATGCAACCGCTATATTTGGTGGTCGTGGTAATACGATGAGTACAGGTCCCAGTAATTTTGTGGAACTATCGTCAATGAATACTCACCCGCTTGTTAGTAACTCATCTGCTGCCTATGCTGCTAGAACAAGAGATATGGTGCCACGGAATATAGTGCAGAAGTTAGCAGAGAGGAGAGCTGAGGCACTAAAAAGAGTAAGTAATAAAGAACCAGTAACTAACTTAACAGAACTTACTGATAAAACCATACAGGAAAATAGGGACTCTGCTGATAAAAAAACTCAAAAGCAAGTAGCTATTGCAAAAGGAACCTCTGATGCTATACCAACTCCTACTGTTAATCCTTATCAACAAGAGGGTGGTGCACTTGCTCAACCAAAAATTAAAAATTCTAAGTATTTGGTTTCTTATAATATAACGTCTCAGTTCTAATGTCAGTCAATAACCAGTCTAATTTTCAACTAGTAAATTTCTTCATTGGGGATTATCCTCCCATTGGAGTTAATCAGGTATTGTATGTCAAATACACTGAAGATATGAGGCAAGCAACCACAACCATGGAGGTACAAATAACTGACAGTAGCACTGGTTTCTTATCAGAGCTACAAGGTATGGAACCTGTATTCATTCGCATAGCAGATAGTGAAAATAAAACAGAAGTCGGTGGAAGTTTTGTTGTTTATGACATACAGGATAGAAGAAATATTGGTGGAAAATCATCAGCAGTATTACTGTTATGTACTCCTGATTTTATAAACAATGCTGCTAATAAAATATCAAGAAGATTTGGTAAAGGCATGGGTATAAAAATACATGACATTGTAAAAAACGAGATATTAATTAACTTAATGAAGGTAGATGAAAAAAGATTAACTAATTTTGAACCATGTGTTAATAGTTGCTCATTTGTATCACCATATTGGAATCCATTTACAGCAATAAGATGGTTAGCAGCAAAAGCAATACCAGCTCCAAAAGGTAGTGGTCCTGCAGCAACTGCAGGATATGCTTTTTATCAAACAAGATCTGGATATAACTTTGAATCTTATGATAAATTTGCATCTAAAGAACCTGTAGCAAGAATGGTTGTTGGACACAATCCAGACGAAATGGAGGATGATAGTGACCTAGGAATTATTCCACTTAATCAGTTGACCGTAGAATCATCTGCTGACTTGTTGAAGGGTTTAAATTTAGGATCGTATTCAAGTAATGTAATGACATTAGACTTAAAAGATATGAAGTTTGAGCAACATCCATTTAACATTAATAAATATTACAAAGATGTTAGCGTAATGAACTCTCGTGTTACACCAGAGTTTTACTCAGGATTTGATACTAACCAAACATATACTAGAATCATGTCTAAGATATCAGACTCTGCATTATTCAGTGAGGGTACATACACACAAGACTTTACAAAACAACTTTCACAAGCTAGTTTGAGGGAAAAATTATTTTATAATAAAAAAGTTGTAGTTGAATTTATATCAGATTATTTCTTAGAGATAGGTGAAGTTGTGCAATTAGATGTATATAAAGGAACTAGCGACAGAGAGCAAGATTATTCGGTCTCTGGTAAATATGTTATTGGTAAAGTTGAGAGAACATTTAAAACTAGTCAAGATAAAATGACTTCTAGACTTACATTATATACCGACTCAGATGGGGAGGCTGTAGATTAATGATGGAGAGTATTGCCAATTTTATAGGTAGAGAGGGGTTCAACTGGTGGGTTGGACAAGTGGAGAATGATGGTGCAAAATATTGGAACGCAGAATTAGATGGTGGCACAGGAGACTGGGACGAAAGTGACTGGGATTGGACTAATAAAGTAAAGGTTAGGATTATAGGATATCACAATCCAAATAGAAAAGAATTACCTACCAGAGATCTACCATGGGCACAGGTGTTAATGCCCGCAATATATTCACAACGTTCTGGTATTGGATCAGTGCACCAACTACAAATTAATAGTTGGGTTGTTGGTTTCTTTATGGATGGTTCGTCTGCACAGATTCCTATTGTTATGGGATCAATCAGTGATGAGAACCCAAATAGCAGTTATGGTGTAGCAGGAGGTAAGGAAGAGGGATTCGCACAGTTAGCAGCACCAAACTATAAGTTTCCAGATCATAATGGTGATGGTAGTTCTGCAGCTAATACTGGTAGTTCAATTCAAACTAATGAAGATACAGGTTTGGATGAAAAAGCTACTAACAATGACGGACATAATAATGAAGAGGGAGAGAGCACTACAAAGAATGAACGTGGTCCAGCAAAGACTGAAAGTGAAAAACAAAAGGCAGCAACAGAAAAACAAAAAGTAACAGTCCAAGTTGGTAACGGTAAATGTGGATCAGAAACTGCTACAAAACTTGAAGGTCCTATGGCAGAGTTCATGAAGTTTGCTCGTGGTGTAGAGAAAAATGATATAGATGAATTTATTGACAAACAGACTGGTAAAGTTGTTGATATGGAGTATGAAATTAACCTAACACAACAACGCATACAAAAGAAACTTACAGGACTGACTGCTAACATCAAGGGCGTCGTTATGGAAGATGTCAATAAACTTGTAAAGGAAGGTCTTGAAGATATTGGCATACCAGATCCAGAGTTAGATACTGCAGTTAGAAAACAACTTAAAGATGTTGGCGATCTTGTATCATGTTTATTCAAACAAATGCTGAGTGAATTGGGTAATTTTATCAAAGGTATGCTTAGTGATCTTTTAGAAAAAGTATTGGATACTGCTTTATGTCTAGTTCAAAACTTCCTCGGTGAAATCATGAACAAGATAATGGACATGATACAAAGTGCATTGGGTGTCTTAAAAGGTGTTACAGGTGCTATCAAAGGTGCAAGAGATAAAATACAAAACTTACTTAATAAAGTCTTAGATTTCATAGATCTATTTTGTGATGGCGAACTATCATGTGCTATTGGTGCGTCTGTATTTGAGACTGGTCTTGGTGCAAAGGCAAAAGGTAATGAAAAAGCAGCAAAAGCAGCAAGTCAGTACAAAGTCAAACCTCCTAATTCTGTATCAATTGTAGGTAATGGTAATCCTATTAAAGGTTTTGTTCCTACTGTTGATCGTAATGGAGTCAAAAAAGTATTTGATACTGCTACAGGTTCATTAGTTGATCTTGATAGTGCAGCTGGTCTTGCTACTGGTATATCACTCAAGAACTTTGACACACGAGGACCTCTAGAAAAGTTTGAGGGTCTTAATTTCTATGATTCTTCTGGTAATATCTCAAGTGCAGCAGTCAATTGTAACAACAGCATCTTGAATAAGAAACCATGCTTCCCAGAAATGGTATGGGATAATTTAAAATCAACAAGTCCAATCAAAGCATTACCTATCGTTGATGATATAGGACAGATTCTTGGCGTATTGATGAGAAAGAAAGGTACAAACGTTAATAGAGAAGCATCAGTTAGAGCACAATTTACATGTAATGAACCAGAGGGCAGTGGTGCAGAATTTAGACCAAATATTGTAAATGGAAAGGTAGATTCTATTGCAGTTATAAAACCTGGCGTAGGATATGGTTTTGATCCTGCTAGTACATATTGCCCTAATGAGCAGTATGGTGTATTGGTAAGCAAAGTGGGATTACAAGAACATGTAAATGATGGTGAATATCTAGAACAAGTAAGTTTTGGTAACACTGACGTATTACAAGTTGTTGACACAGATTATGATGAGGATCATATATTAATAGCAACTATAGATCCATCATTCAATCCTAGACTGACTGTGGGATTAAATTTACAAACAAAATCTGGACATCAATTTACATTAAACTTCAATCGTAAGTTCCCAACACTTGTAATACCCCCAGATGCTACAGCGATATATGCTAAGTGTGGTGATGTGATTCCTAAACTTGATAGCATAGATATTGTTAGTGTTGGAACTGACTATGTTGATCCAATAATTACAATAGGTACAGGATCTAAGAAAAAACAGATTGGATCCGCAACAAAAGACTCTAAGGGAAGACTTATAAAGGCAACTGTAACAGAACCTATATTAGGTTTTGTTAAACCTGTCGTGGAAGACAAGGCAGAGAATGGAAGAGGAAATGGTGGACTGTTGAGTGTAGTATATACATATTCAGGTCCTAGAGAGATTAAAGAGAACAATATCTTGCCACTCACACAATACGTTGACTGTGTGGGTCATCCTATGATAAAATCTGCTATAGAAGAAGAGGAAGCTGGTTTTACAGATACAGGATTTAATTTAGTAGATGGTTCGGACACTTCTACCACAGATAACACCTCTTCTGACACCGTAACAACAACACCGACTGTTACTGATCCTGTATCTACACCAGTTAATCAACCAACACAACCAAGTACGCCATCCACTCCATCAACACCTACACCACCATCAACACCACCATCAACACCACCCGCACAAAATAATCCACCACAACAAGGTGGTTACGGAGGATACTAATGGCAGATCATACATTTGCAGATAGAAAAAGTACATTTGCAAAAAGGAAAGCAGAAATTGTAGAAAATGATAGGAAACTACGTGAGTTACAAGCACAAATTGCATCTGGAAATGACCCCAGAATAGTTGTTAATGATCCTAACTTTTCTTCGGGCAGTGTAAGTTCAACTCGTACATATTCTGATGGAAGTACCTCCACTGTAACTATAAGTTCTGATGGAACTGCTACTCTTAATAATGAACAGCAAAATAATCTTCAAAGAGCAAGTAACGATCCTTCTTTGATTGAAGGGTTACTTGAAGAGAATCAGAAAGAACTTGATCGTGTAAATAAAAAAATTGCACAAGATGAGGGCACTTTTAATTATAATGGCGTCAATCCATTCACAGGTGGAACCGAGACTCCCAACGCTACACCTGACGTCAAAATAAAATATCCATATAACTGGGTGCAAACAACATCTGCGGGTCATATGTTCGAGATGAACAATACCGAGGATGGAGAATACATACGTTTGCTCAATGCAAATGGCAATTTTCTTAACATAGATGAGAAAAATAACAACAACCTAGTTTCTTATAATGATACATATATCTTATCAGACCATAATCTTGTTATAAG